TAATAAAATTAATCATTTAATTTCCCAATGTATTTCTAATTTAACCATTCCATATCTTTCAAATTTTAAATCTGTATAAGATGACATAACTGCTTGATTTATTTGTTTTTTTTCTAACATTTCTTTTGCTATCTTTACATATTCTTTTATTAACCTACTAACAACAAATTTATTGTTTGCAGTTAGCATAACTTCTTGCAATTGATATATTTCTTTTAACCAAAAGCATTCTGTTTTTGCGGCTATTAATATATCTGTTTGCTTATCGTCAATTAATACAAAACCATGACCTGCATATAAATTTGCTAGTATTTGTTCAATATAAGTTTTTGACCATGCTAAAGGATTATTTGTTATTGGATTAGTTGATTTAATCGCAAAATCCTTCATTAACTCTATTATCTTATTATTGTCGTATTTATTAGCAAATCGAATCATGTTTTATAAACTGACGGATCTAAACTTTTTCCAAAGAAATAATTAACACCTTGAATAAATGCTACGCGATCCATTGATGTATCGCCTGGATTCCAATATTGCCAAGCATTGTCATTAGTAAATCTACCAGCAGTTCTGTTTTGTAAAATAATTTGTGTGCTTGAAGCTGACACAGAAATTGTGCCAACATACATTCTTATTTCTTCCATATAATTTTCTGAAATAGAAAAAGAATTAATATAACCTGTAAAGAATTTATAAAGACCGCCTGTGCCACCTGCGGTTATAAGCTCATTATTAACATCAAAAAATCCATGCCACATTTCAATTAATGAGCCTTTAATTTCTTGACCTAATACCCAGCCTAATAATGCGGTATCAATTCCTACTAAAGTTATATTTGTTTCATTAGCAGTTGATTTTATATCTCTAGCAACATCGCCAATTTTAACCAATGCTCCTAAAGCATCAAAAGGTTCTGAATCAACGGCAGGAATAGTTAATACATTTGGAGTGGTAGCAAATCTATAAGTAGCTGAAGGAGTTGTAACTCTTACAAAGTCAGCCATCCTTATATTATTAGTGTTTTGTATTGGTGTTATATTTTCCATTATAAGACCGCTTCTATTGCTTTAAATGTTCCTATCCAGCCAATGAATGAATCATTGGTCATAGGAATAAGTGCGTAGTTAGGATATTGTTGAAGGATTACAGGAAAGGTTGTTCCTATATAAGTGTTTCCACCTATTGATTGTGTAGTGCCATATTGACCAATTACTGCAAACATAGGGCTTGCAAGGGTTGTCATAATAGTTCTGTGAACAGGAATATTAACTGTAGAACCGCTACCTCTTTGAACATTAGCAGTTGCTATATAAGCATAACGATCAATTTGTAAAAAGTCGCCTGTCTTTACAATAAATTCTGTTGCGCCCATTGTGGGTAGTGAACCTAATACAATAGTTTTGTTTGCTGAAGATGTTTGATATTGGCAAGCACTAATTTCGGCTGAAGTCATATCACCTTGATAGTAAATATAATTAGCCCAGCCTGTAGTTCCAAAATTAAGATATTGCTCAAATTCTCTATCTGCTTCTCTTAATGCTGAAAGTAATGGTCTATTTTGAGAATAAAGCAAATAATTCATTGGCTTCATTTCAAAAGCAAAAGGTTGAACAGATAAAATTTCGGAAGTAGAAATTCTTTGATTGCGGCTTAATACCTGACCAACAAACTTTTGATCGTTAATGGTAACTGATTCAGCTATTGCTAATATAGTGTTTAAGGTTGCCATAATTATCTACTTTGTGGAAGCCCTCTTTGTGCAGATTGGTTAGCTGACCATACCGCTTGTTTATTTGTGGCTAAAAATTGTGTTGCGCTTTGAGTATCAATAGCGCTCATATTAGCAATGTAAGGACCATTATAAACTATTTGCGGTTGATTGCCCATAGCAGAACCTAGTTGATGATTAGGAATGATAGTGCCATTTGTTTTTGGTATCATTAATTCAGGACCTTGTTCTCCTACAAGATATGGGGCATTACCAGCAACATCGCCACCGCCTGCTCTAGTGCCTATATGTATTGATCCGCCAACCGCACCTGTAGAACCTGTAAACATACCACCATCACCACCGCCAAATATACCGCTTAAACCTTTAAATAAAGAAGTTAATTGCGCTCTCATTTGAATCTTAATAAGATCAGCAATAATACTTTTTGCTAAATCACCAAATTTAAGTTTGCCTGTAGTAACAAATTGATCTAATGCTTGCTCCATATTTGAAGTGACAGATACGAATGCTTGTTCACCTAATTTAGCGGCATTGGTAGCATTTTCAACATAACTTGCATAAGCTTTTTGCCAACCATATTCAAAAGTTCTTTGTTGTTGAGCAAGATCATATTCTTGTTTAACTCTATTTATTTCTGTTTGCGCCCATTCAGCCGCTTGCTCTTTTGTCATCTTTCGACCAAACTGATCGCCCAAAGTTAATTGCAAGCGCTTTTGTTCAATATCAAATAAATCTAATTGTAATTTTTTTTCATTTTGTGATAAGAATGCTAATTCAGATTCTAATTTATATCTCTGTCTTTTAGCTTCAGAAATCATTAATTCTTTTTTAAAATATTCTTCTTGCTTTTGTGCAAGCTCACCTGGCTCAAGAGTTCTGCCACCTGCTCCGCTTGATGGCGGTTTTTGCTCTCTAATCTTTCTTAATTTTTCTTCAAGCTCTTTTTCTTTTCCTACACCAAAATCCCAATTTTTAATTGCATCAAAATTAAGAGTAAATATATCTTTTAAGCCTGAAAATGTGCCAGCTATTGCCCAAGTTAATTTAGTAAATAAAACAATTAAACCTTCAATTGCAGGACCAAAACTAATAATAAATGAAGTCTTTAAATCAGTAAAAGCGGCGGTTAAAACATCCATTGTTTGTTTTACTTGGTAAAAAGATTTGTCCATGTCTGCCGTATATTTACCTTGCGCCGCCATAAGTTCTTCATATACTTCTCTGACATCAAGCCCTCGCATTGCCCTTCCTAAAAGCTCTACAGTTTTAGCTGATCGAGTAGCTGAATCAGGGATTGCGCTTAATTGTTTAAGAGTTTTTTCAAGAAGTTTATCTGTAGGTAAATTGCCAATGTCAGCAAGGGATACTCCAAGCTTTTGAAATACTGCGCGAGTTTTGTCCGAGCCTGATGCGGCTTCATCAACTTTATTATTAAATGCGGCAAATAGTTTTCCAGCAGAATCAGCTCCGCCACCTGCAACAAGCAAAGCTTCATTAAGAGCTAATACATCATGGATTGCAGTATCGTTGGCTTGAGCTACTTGCGATATTTGATCAGCATATTGAATAGCAGAACGACCAAGCGCAATAAAAGAAGCGCTAACTGCCGCAAGTCCAATTTTAGCCGAAGCAGAAAAGCCTTCTACTTTATCTTTAGCTTTGCCTAAACCAGCATTAAACTCGCCTGCATCAAGCCCAAGTAAAACCGCTAATCTTGAAATAATTGCCATAGTTATTTACCTTTAAATCTGTCTATTTTAAAGTTTGGTGCTTGGCTCATAAATGTCAATAATGCATCGCTAGGACTAACTTCTTTATCTTCATAAATATAACCATAAGCACTACCAATAACGCCTTTTAGATTATAAAGTGAACTGTTGCTTGGTCGCATATAATTGAATACCCCAGCAGTAAGAGTTCCTAGAGTTGTTATAAGATTTTTATTTCCAATCAACCCATCAGCATACATAACAACAATTTCGTTAAATATCTGCTCATCTAGTGCGTCTATATTATCTTGTGTATGCCCGTTAAATACCATCGCCGCACGAACTTGGGTTCTTAACGAGCTTTTTACTTTGAACTAATTTCCTTATAGTCAGGACTTAAAACTTCATTAATTTTATTCATAAATTCTATTTGAATTTGTAATGGTATTTCTGCATTAATATCTTCATAAGTTAAAGTATTAATATCTTGTCCTTCTTGAGGAACAATAAATTTAAAATATTCTAAAATTTGATATTGAGTTAAATGCGTATTGGTTGCAGATTCTCTCATTGATCTGCCATTTACTACAATGTCATTTTCTTTTTCTTCAACTTTATCTTCAGATTTGATAACTAAATTAGCTTTTAATTGCTGATAAATAGATTCAATCTTTTCAAGATTAGGCGAATTTTTATAGTTATAAATTGCTTCAATTTTTGCAACGCTAGGAATAACTATTTTAAAAGTAGCATCATTAAATTTAAGCGTTCTCGTAAGAATAGATTGTTTGTGATCTTCATATTCTTTGCCTAATAAACTTCCTAATTTACTCATATCTTTTCCTTTTTGTTATAAATTTTTAGTTTTGTAAGAATCCATTTTTTCTTTAAGAATTAAACCTAACTTTGTTGCTACCATTTGAGCTTGTGATTCTAATGAAACTCGCATAAATGGTTTGGCTGACATATTAGCCGTTCCGAATTCATTGGCTATCGCTCTAGCGTCAAACATAACACCTTGTTCTGTATAAAACTTTCTTCTAGCCTTTTTGTATTCCTTGCCTTTTAAATTGCCATATTCGGCTTGAAATTGTTGCTTTACTTTTTTAGGAATTGGTCGAGATGAAACAAGAGATATAACAGAATCTTTTGGTGTTACATATCTTGACTTCATATCTTTTCTAGTAGGTCGCCTTGCGGTGATATATAAAGAGCGATCCAATGCACCTGTGTCTTTAGGTGATAATGCTTTTGCCATAGCCAATACAGGCTTCATAGCATCTCTAACTGCTGGTATTAATACTTTGCTTTTTGCGTCTTTGTCGCCAAATTGTTCTTGAAATTCTTTAAATGCATTAAGAGTTTCTTTTAATCCATTGACCGCAAATTTAACACTCATTAATCTGCCTTAATTATTTTTTGATAAATCGTATTATTAAGTTTAATAGCGTAATCAACGGCTTGTTCGGGCGTTAATTTATCAGCATGATTTTTAGCAATATCGTGAGCTAAAGCAATGCCTGTTAAGCGTTGTTGGGCAAACCCAAACCAGTTCTTTTGACCTGAACCAGCTTGGGATACCAAATAACTTAATAGATCATCAGTTGTTTTAACTTGTGTTGTCATTTCTTTTCCTTGATTAATTAAGAGTTAGACCATCCGTATTGATTACCGCGCGGATGAACTGTAAACATACATTTAGCTTCAGCAGTTGGGTTAGGATCAACTTGGAATTGACCTACGCGACCATTGAATGCATAAGCAACATAGTTTGTGCCATCAGTTGCTAAAATTACAAAAGTTCTATCAATTGTGCCGTTTTCTGCATCATCTCTCATTAATAGTAATTGTGAATCAGCAGGATTCCATGCCGCAGTAATGCTCATTGATGTTGGAGCGGCTTGTGTAGGAATCTTGTCAGATTGACGAGAGCCTGCCACATTGTAATTAGCCATTGCATCATCTTGACCAAAAGCAGGGATAGCTTCAACTGGTAAAAGATTAGCATCAACAGCAATAGCATTAACATCAGCCCATGTTGCTAATTCAGTGTTATCTAAAACAGTTGGAGTTGCACCTGGTTGGCAATAAAGACTTGCGCTAAAACCTGGTAAAACTTTATTTGGAAGTGCCATAATTTATTTCCTCACATTAAAAAATTAAAAATTCTTAT